AGATGGGAGCAAGTCTTAAGGATTATATTAATGAGAAAGGTTCTTGGAAGTTTATGTCTGAGTATGCCGCATTCTTAAATGAACATACTGCATGGTATAGACCAATGTCTCCAGATAAAGTGTTAATGTGGCAACAAAAGATTGAAGTTAGAAAAGGAGATAGAAAAACAGAAGTAGGTTTAAAAGGTACTATGCAAGGTATGTCTTTTGAAAAAGATCCTACAAATGGTGTAGGGGGTCCAGTAAAATACTTCTTTCATGAGGAAGCTGGTATTGCTCCTAAGATGGATTTAACATATGAGTACATGCGTCCAGCTATGGCTTCTGGTTTAATTACTACAGGAATGTTTATTGCTGCAGGATCTGTAGGGGATTTATCTCAATGTGAACCATTGAGAAAAATGATACTATCACCAGGAGATAGTGATGTATATGCTGTTGAAACTGATCTTATAGATTCAAAAGGTACTCATGGTATGTCAGGTTTATTTATTCCTGAGCAGTGGTCAATGCCTCCATATATAGATAATTATGGTAATTCACTTGTAGAAGAAGCATTAAAAGCTTTAGATGAACAATTTGCAATCTGGAAAAAAGAATTAGATCCAGAAACTTATCAGTTAAGAATATCTCAGAGACCAAGAAACATTGAAGAAGCTTTTGCTCATAGATCTGTATCTGTATTCCCTCCACATCTTGTTGCTGCACAAGCTAGAAGAATAGAAGAGAAAGAATATGCATATGAATACTTAGATATTATGACAGATGAGAATGGTAAACCTACTGTTAAAGCATCTAATAAGCAACCTATTAAAGAATTTCCTATTACTAAAAAGACTGAAGATAAAACTGGATGTCTTGTAGTATGGGAAAGACCTATTAAAGATCCTACATTTAGTCAGTATTATGCTTCTATAGATCCTGTTTCCGAGGGAAAAACTACAACCTCTGAATCATTATGTACTATTTATATAATGAAAGCTCCGGTAGAAGTTACTAAAGTAACAGGAATAGAAACAGAAACTTATATAGAACCTGATAAAATTGTAGCGGCATGGTGTGGTAGATTTGATGACCTTAACAAAACACATCAGAGACTAGAATTAATTATAGAGTGGTACAATGCTTGGACACTTATTGAGAACAATATCTCACTATTTATCCAGTATATGATATCTAGAAAAAAACAAAAGTACTTAGTACCTAAGAGTCAGATTATGTTCTTAAAAGATCTTGGTTCTAATACTAACGTCTTCCAGGAGTATGGTTGGAAAAATACTGGTACATTATTTAAACAACATCTTCTTAATTATGCCATTGAATATACTAAAGAAGAGTTGGATGTAGAAACTAAAACGGATGGTACAATTGTACGGACAAAGTACGGTATAGAAAGAATACCAGATCCTATGTTATTAGTAGAAATGAGAGAATATGCTCCAGGTGTCAATGTGGATAGATTAGTTTCTTTCTGTGCACTTGTAGCATTTATGAGAATACAACAAGCAAATAGAGGATATGCAAAAAGAGTTATCATGGATGATGCTGCTAAAAACTTGCAAAAGTCAGAAAATTTGTTTAAATTAGATAGAAGTCCGTTTAGACACATGGGTAAATCATTTTACAAAGGAGATACTGGTCAGAAAAGATCTCCTTTTAAAAATTTTAAATAAAGGATATGCAAATATATAACGCATTAGATTTAAAGAAAGGCGCAAAAGCCAATCACAATAGAATGGGTAGTATTACCCAACCTTTACAATTTTTATCTAAAAAAGATAAAGATGATGAGTGGGCTGCTTGGAACTTAGATTGGCTTGAATGGAATGGGTTAAAACAAATCCGTAGAAATGCACGCAGGTTAATGAAGAATTATAAACTTGCTAAAGGTATTATTGATAAAACTGATTACATTGTAGAAGAAGACAATGAAATGAGAGACATTGTTGAAGTGCTTACTAAAGAAGATCAGTCTGCATTAGAGTTAAAGTTTTATCCTATTATCCCAAATGTTATTAATGTTCTTGTAGCTGAATTTGCTAAAAGATCCACTAAACTTACCTACAGAGCTGTTGATGATTTCTCATATAATGAGATGATGGAACAGAAACGTAAGATGGTTGAGGACACATTAATGGCAGATGCTCAAACTAAAATTATGGCTGCATTAGTGGAACAAGGATTAGATACTAATTCACAAGAAGCTAATGAACAGTTACAACCTGACAAATTAAAAACATTACCAGAGATTGAAGGATTCTTTAAAAAGGATTACAGATCAATGATAGAACAATGGGCATCACATCAACATCAAGTAGATACTGAAAGATTTAGAATTGATGAGTTAGAAGAAAGAGGTTTCCGTGATATGCTTATTACAGATAGAGAATTCTGGCACTTTAAAATGATGGAGGATGATTATGAAGTAGAGCTTTGGAATCCACCATTAACATTTTATCACAAATCACCGGATGCAAGATATATATCTCAGTCAAATTGGGTTGGTAAAGTAGATATGCTTACTGTAGCAGATGTTATTGATAAGTATGGATATTTGATGACTCAAGAACAAATGGAAGCATTAGAAGCTATCTATCCAATTAGATCTGCTGGATACTCTGTTGGTGGAATGCAAAATGATGGATCATTCTATGACGCTACAAAGTCTCATGACTGGAATGTGGATATGCCTTCATTAGCATATAGACAATATACTTCATTTAAAGCTGGTTCAGTATATGATGGTGGAGATATAATCAATCAGATTCTTTCTGAGGGTGAAGATTATTATGATCAAGGTACTGCATACTTATTGCGTTGTACTACAGCATATTGGAAATCTCAAAGAAAGGTAGGACATCTTACTAAGATCAATGAGATTGGAGAAGTAGAAACAGAAATTATAACTGAAGATTATAAAATTACTGATAAAGCAATTTATGATACTAGGTTATTTAAAAACAAATCTAAAGATAATTTAGTATTTGGTGAACATATTGATTGGATATGGATTAATGAAGTATGGGGTGGTGTAAAGGTTGGACCAAATCTTCCTTCATTCTGGGGAATGAATAATCCTGGTGGATTTTCTCCTATCTATATTGGTGTAGAAAAGAATCATATTGCACCTCTTAAGTTTCAATTTAAAGGTGACTCAACATTATATGGTTGTAAACTTCCAGTAGAAGGTGCTGTATTCTCAGATAGAAATACTAAATCTACTGCACTATTAGATCTAATGAAGCCATACCAGATTGGATACAATATTGTAAACAATCAGATTGCTGACATCTTAGTAGATGAATTAGGTACTGTAATTATGTTAGATCAGAATTCATTACCTAGACATTCATTAGGTGAAGATTGGGGTAAAGGAAATTTATCTAAAGCTTATGTGGCAATGAAGAACTTCCAGATGTTACCTTTAGATACCTCTATTACAAATACAGAGAATGCATTAAACTTTAACCATTTCCAAAAACTTGATCTTTCTCAAACAGAAAGATTAATGTCAAGGATACAATTGGCTAATCACTTTAAGCAACAAGCATATGAAGTGATTGGAGTAAATCCTCAAAGAATGGGGCAACAGTTAGCACAAACAACTGCTACAGGTGTGGAACAAGCAATGGCATCATCTTATGCACAAACAGAAGTATTCTTTATACAACATTGTGATTATCTAATGCCTAGAGTACATCAAATGCGTACAGACTTAGCTCAATATTATAACTCAACTAAACCTTCTGCAAGATTAACTTACATGACAGGTGCAGATGAGAAAGTAAACTTTGAGATTAATGGTACAGATCTATTACTAAGAGACTTAAATATCTATGCAACAACAACTGCAAATCAAAGAGCTATTCTTGAACAACTTAAGCAAATGGCTATGCAGAATAATACTACGGGTGCAAGTATTTATGACCTTGGTAAAATTGTTCAATCAGATTCAATTGCTCAACTTAATACTGTTCTTAAAGCATCTGAACAAAAACAACAACAGCAGAAACAAGAAGAACAAGCATCTCAACAACAAATGCAAGAACAACAACTTGCTGCACAAAAAGAACAAAAACAAATGGAGATTGATGCTGATGCAATTAAAGATGAAAAGAATAGACAAAGAGATATTCTTGTTGCAGAAATTAGAGCAGCTGGAATGGGGTCTATGGTGGACATTAATCAGAATCAAGAATCTGATTACCTTGATGCTATGAAAGAAATTAAAAGTTCAGAAGAGTATCAAGATCAAACAAATCTTCAAAGAGAAAAAGAAACAAACCGGATGAATGGTGAAGCACAAAAAAATCAAATTGAAAGAGAAAAGATAGCAGCTCAAAAAGAAATTGCAAACAAACAATTACAGATAGCACAAGAAAATAAGAACAAATTTGATGCACCTGGAAAAAATAAAGAGAATAAAAAGTAGACTTAGCCATATAATGTGAAATAATGTTTAAGCTTATAATAAATTTCTCAAGTTTAATTTGTATATTATAGTATAGATAAAAACCAACAAAAATGGGAGAACCAACAAAAAATCCTGAAGATGCTCAGGTACTGGATACTACAACGGTAGGCCAGGTAGATGTAAATATTGATGAGTTATTTGGTTCACCGGGTGCAGAAAACATTATGCTTCCTGCTGAAGGTGAAGAAGATAACAAACCAAAATCTTTATTCTCTAACCAGAATATAGATGTATCGTTCCTTGACAAGCCAGGTACAACTGCAGAAAGTAAAGCTGAAAAAGCTGATATTAAAGCAGATGTAGATGAGGCAATAGCAGAACTTGATGATCTAATTTCTCAAGAAGAAGATGCTGGTAATAAAGGAAGACCTAAAGTAGATAAATCTGGTCTTGCTGAGTTAGCACAGAAAATGATTGAAGAAGGTGCTTTAGTTCCTTTTGATGATGACAAACCATTAGAAGAGTATACTACTAAAGACTTTAGAGAATTGTTTGAAGCCAACTTTGAAGAAAGAGAAAATGCAATTAGAGAGAGCACTCCTAAAGAATTTTTTAAATCTCTTCCTGAAGAACTTCAAGTAGCAGCAAAATATGTAGCTGATGGTGGCCAAGATTTAAAAGGTCTTTTCAGAACACTTGCTCAAGTAGAAGAAGTATTTGAATTAGATGCTGATAATGAACAACACCAAGAAGAAATAGCAAGACAATATTTGCATGCTACAAACTTTGGTACACCAGAAGAGATTGAAGAAGAAATCAAAGATTGGTTGGATATTGATAAGCTTGGACAAAAAGCTAGACAATTCAAACCAAAATTAGATAGAATGCATGAAGAAGTTGTAGCACATAAACTTGCTGAGCAAGAATATAAGAAACAACAACAAGCAGAACAAGCTAAAGATTACCAAGATAATGTGTATAATACATTAAGTATAGGTGAACTAGGAGGTGTTAAACTTGACAGAAAAGTTCAAGGTATGTTATACTCAGGATTAGTACAACCTAATTACCCATCTATCTCTGGTAAGCAGACAAACTTATTAGGACACTTACTTGAGAAGTATCAATTTGTAGAACCAAGACATGACTTAATTGCAGAAGCATTATGGTTACTTGCAGATCCAGATGGTTACAAAGGTAAAGTAAGAGATCAAGGTTCTAAAAAAGCTGTAGAAGATACAGTAAGAAAATTAAAAACAGAAGAAGCAAGAAAACTTTCAAGCTCTTCAACAAATACTGGTGCAGAAGAAAGCAGAAGACCTGCTTCTAAAGGACCACAAAGAACACTTCCTAGACAGAATAACTTGTTTAAGAGGTTTTAATTAGTAACAAATAAAAACAAATAAATAATGGCAACTCCAGTAATGAACAATGGTATATTCCTCAGAGATACCGCTTACAATGCAAGTTCCCATGTGGATTCATACCACTTGGTAAACATGCTGAAAGATGCTGAGCCTATGGACTTAGGCCCAGTTGATTTATGGGCTATGGCTCAAAAAGTTGAAATGCCACTTTATCAAATGTCATCATTTGGTGGTAAAAATGTAATCATGGTTGATAATGCTCGTGGAGAGTACAAATGGCAGACTCCTGTATCTACAGACCTTCCATATGTAATTGAAGACATTGAGCCATCAAATGATTTCAAAGGTATTGATGGGACTACATTCCGTATCAAATTAAGCAGACGTGAGTTTGGACATGGTGATATCATCACTTATGACAAATATAACGGTGTTGAGATGTATATTACAGCAGAGGATATCTTACCAATTGGTGATGGATATATCTACACTGTACAGTTAGTTAACAATGATAACTTTAAATACTTAGATAGCAAATACTTAGCTAATGGTACTAAAGTATTCCGTAAAGGTTCTGCAAGAGGTGAGTATGGTGAGAGATTCTCTGACATCACTACAAGAACTGGTTTCCGTGAATTCTACAACTATGTAGGTGGAGCTGAAGCTCACGTTCACTATTCAGTATCTTCTCGTGCAGATTTAATGATCAAAGGTGGAATGAATGCAGATGGTACAGTTCCTGTAACTGAGATCTGGAGAAACTTTGGTGCTACTAATGATCCATCTGTTACTTCTTTGGAAGATATGGTTAAAGTAATGGGTAAAGATAAAGTTAAGAAAGCATTTGATAATGGTGACTTATCTAGAACTTTCCTTACTGGAATGGAAGCTGCTCACTTATCTAAAGTAGCAACGGATATTGAGACTTACTTAATGTGGGGTCAAGGTGGACGTATCAAACAAGATGGTCCAGATGACATGCGTTTATCTGTAGGTCTTTGGAAACAGTTGGATAACTCTTTCAAAAGAATCTACAACAAAAATAACTTTACATTGGATTTATTCCGTTCTGAGATCTACAACTTCTTTAACGGGAAAGTTGAGTTCCAAGGACCAGATCCAAAACGCTCATTGGTTGTACAAACTGGTATGGGTGGTATGCGTATGGTTAATGAGGCTATCAAAAAAGAAGCTGTATCTTCAGGTTTATTAATTCAGGCTGCTGACATTGGTGCAATCACTGGTAAAGGTATGGACTTGAATTTTGGATTTGCTTACACTTCTTATGTAATTCCTTTCTTGGCAAATGTTAAGTTTGTATTGAACCCAGCATTTGACAATGTTCATACTAATGATATTGAGAACCCAATCATTGATGGTTTCCCATTATCTTCTTACTCATACATTATTTTTGATATCACAGATAATACTAATGACAACATCTTCTTGTTGAAATTATCTTGGGATAATCAATTGAAATGGTGGTACCAAAATGGAACAATGGATTACATGGGACGTACTCAAGGATTCCAGTCTTCTGGACAATTCAATGGATACCGTGTAATGATGTCTCAAACAATGCCAGCTATTTGGGTTAAAGATCCAACTAAAGTTTTGAAAATTGTTATGAGAAATCCAATTACTGGTGGATCATTCTAATCTATAATAAACTAAGGAGAGAGGGACATCATTGTTCTTCTCTCTTTTTTTAAATTTAAACAACCAACAAAAAATAAAAAACCAACAACAACATGGAAAATTTCACAATGGTAGAAACAGGGAAGGGATCAGTAAAACAAACTGCTATTGCAGTTAGACCATTCTTTGATGCAAATGCTTCTAATATGGGTTTAGAAGATTATGGTATGTCTCTTTTTGATGGTGTAACACATCATGAACAATTAGCATGCTTAGAAAATAATGGTGTCGTAAGATACTTAACTGGACTTAATGAATTTGCTCCAGAAATTAGATTACTTAATGCAGATGACAAAGCTGCAAGAGTAAAAGAAATTAGATCTGCAATAAGTGAATTAGAAAAAGAACTTGCAGCTAATGTAATTGATGTGGAAGATCCACAGTTTTGGAATTTGGTAAAGTTACTTAAACCTGATAATGCGGATTTCTGGAATAGAATAAGTATTGCATGTGGTAATGAACCAGTATTCTTGGATCCAAAAGATCCTTATGATAGAATTAAATTGCATGCTATTGAAGCAGGAGGTTTTGCTATTGTAGCAAAAAGCTTTGATGATGCAAGATCCAGAGCAGTAGCTCCTAAGTTTTACTTAGATAAAACAGAAGAGACTGTAATGGCAAGAACTGAATACAAGAAAATGCGTAACAAAGCATTATCTGAACTTCAGAAATTATTTGACAAAAACAGTACTAAGTTATTCTACATTGCAAAGGTTGTAGATATCAACAGTACACAATATAAAAAGTCAACTCCTAATGATGTTATCTATGAGAATATGGATAACTACATTAATGGATTTGGTGGAGAAACCAACAAAGAAAGAGCAGCTAAATCATTTATTGATGCTGTTAACTTAGATATGGAAACACTAAAAATTAAATCAATTGTTAGAGATTCCGTATTTTTTAAGTATATTATAACTAAGGCAGATGGTTACATCTATCATGTTAAAACTAGTTCAATGCTAGGAAGAAATGTGTCTGATGTATTAGAGTACTTGAAGAACCCTTTAAATGAGGATATCTTAAAAGACTTGAATGCTGCTTGTGAAAAGTATTGGAACTCTTAAAAATAAAATAAAATGGCAACTAAAATGAAAATGCAAACAGGTGGTGCTAAAAAAACTTTAGCAAAAGCTCAGTTTGGTAAAAGTGTTAACAAACCAAAAACGTATAATCAACAATTAATGCAAAAGTTTCCTAAAATGTCTGCAAATGATACATTACCGGAAAATAGTTATGCGCGCGCACAATTTTATGCACCTAGTGCATATGATGCTGCAAAAGCAAAAGTTGATAGAACAAATGAAGATAATGATTCTTATGGTGAAAGTAGAAACCGTTCTAAAAAAGAATTGAAAACTATGAAAAAAGATCTTGATGGTTATAAAAAAACAGGTGGATCAATAAAAAAAATGAAAACAGGTGGTATGGTTAACTCTAATGCTAAACTTACTGCTTCTAAAAAAGCTACAGGTAAAGTAGGCGGAGTTACTAAAGCTGTTTCTAAAGCTACTGTTAAAACTACTGCTCCTAAAGGACGTGTAGGTGGTACTAGTACTGCACCAAAAACTGCAACACCTAAAATGAAAATGGGTGGTAGCATGAAACGTAAATAATTATATCATGCCAAAAGATGCATGTTACTCTAAAGTGAAAGCACAGTATGCTGTGTTTCCTTCAGCTAGAGCTTCTCAAGCTATTGCCAAATGCCGTAAAGGTTCAGGCACAGTAAGAAAGACTAAAGCTGGTAGTGATCTTAAAAGATGGCAAGCAGAAAAATGGCAAGATACTAAATCAGGAAAAGCTTGTGGAGCCGGTGGTAAAAATGAATACTGCCGGCCAACAAGAAGAGTATCTAAGGATACACCTAAAACAAAAAGTG